AAAATTTCGGATATACCAAAATTTTTATGAAGATTTTTAAAGTTTTTTAACTTTTATGTTTCAAGTTATTGATAAACTCTTCCAATAGTTCCAATTGCTTTAAACTTAATGTAGGCATCTTACCTATGATATTACCCATCATCTTCTCTAATTCTTGTCTGTTGAGGTCATCCTTTTCAGTCTTAATTGAAATCCTATACAAGTCAGTATTGAGATGCTCAATACCTTTCATGAAATCTGTAATGAAAGGATATTTCATTGCGATATTAGAAACCTCATTTAACTTATCAATCAGCTCTAACTGCAATGCAGTTGTGCAGAAAAACTGAACTACAATAGATTTAACAATCTTATGCTCCTCTATCGTAAGGCTCTCAATAGCTTTCCTCCTTTGCTTCTCATCGTATTTAGCCTCTTTAATCAGCTGTTTCTTATGAAAGTCTGTTATGTAATTTGATGCTATATTCATCTGCTATTCTTTTATCGTTATCTAATAAGTGTTCTGGATTACTCTTTAGCTCTCGCTTTAGCTTTTTGTAAGGGTCATTGGCTTTGCAGCTATACAGAACCGCTACAAAAGCCAGTAATTTTAATAGTCTCATATCTTATCTAAATTATTTCTTAAGGTTTCTACTGCATGAATACGCTCCTCCCAACGCTTTCTTAAATACATTTCATTATGTCTGCGTAGCCTCTCTACCGATTTAATTAAATCTTCCATTGGTATCTCGGTAAACGCAAACATACTATTACGCCTACCTATAATGAAACATTTTGATATTAAATTATAGTCTTTGATAGTATACTCAGCTGATGCCGTTATAAATAAGTATCCGTATTCTTTAAACCTTTCTACCAACATTCGGTAACCCTCATCATCTAAATCCACATAACACTCTGCAACACCTTTAAGATAATCTACACTCTTAACAACACATCTGCCCACATTCCTATGAACAAGATTATCTTCTGTATCATACAATGGTAAGGATAATGTTCTGCTTATTATATCATCCCTATCTAATTTTACCTTAATTTTGTCAATTCTGATGAGGTTATCTCCTATCAGTTTAACTTCTGCTTCTCTAAACATATCTTTTAGTTTTATAAATTTTCAAATCCCATCTGAGTTGAATAGGTAGTATCAAATACCACTTTCAATACCTCAATACCAGATGACTTATCAGCCACTCTGATTGTGCTTCCATTATTAGGTTCTAATACTACCTCCTTATCTGGATGGTTAATATTGTGCCTCATTACCTCAATCTTAACAGCTTCATAAATATGACCATTTAACCTTTCTGGTAATATTATGTATGACTCAGCTACCCATTTACCTATTGAGTATACCAATACATCATATGCACTATCCTCTAATCTTCTAACTACCTTGTAGTTGCTTGTTTTTATTTCTGTCTTTTTCATACCTCAAAGATACAAAAATTTTCTGACCTACCAAAATTTTATTAAAGTTTTTTACTTTTATTTTTCCCCTTTTTCCTGTTATATTACAAGTTGGGAAAAACGAAAAATGCATAACACTTTTAATGTTATGCATTAATGAGGTCTTTACTCCTCTGTATCTTCATCTGAGGCATCCTCTTCATCCTCTAATGCCTCATCTAAATCAAACTCGTGAAGACAGTATGGGCAAATACAATCCTTATACTCTTCATCAGCCTCCTCTTCATCTTCATCATATTCCTCCTCATCATCAGTTTCAGTATCGTAATTCCAATCATCTTCCTCCTCTTGGTCTTCCTCTTCATCCTCTATACGAAAGTCGCTAAAAACATCTCCGAATAGCTCATCATCTTTTGTCAATTCCTGCATAAAGTTTTCATGACCATCAAAGTTAAAACTTGTATGCTCCTGCACTTTATTATCTGCAATTCTGTATTGCTTGATTTGAGCCTCGCTGAGGTCATCCAATACAATAATTGGTATCTCAGTTAGACCTAAATTTTTAGCAGCGAAATATCGTGAGTGCCCTGTAACTATAACATAATCTTCATCAGTTGTTATAGGTGTGGTAAATCCGTATTCCTTTATTGCTTTCTCCAAGTGCCTAATAGACTTAGTATTCTCTCTCGGATTGTTAGTATAAGGCTTAACCATACCTATACTAACAATTTGTATGTCTCTCTTTTTAATATTCTTTGCCATCTCCTATTTAATTATCATACACCCTTGCTTTGAACTTTCTCCTACAATTAGGGCAAATTACATCCCTATCATTCTTATTCTCAGACTTCTTATAAGCATCTTTCAGCTTATTTTCAGCAGCCTCTAAATCCTTATGGGTTACCTCCTTTAAGGCTTTCCCTACGGATTGCTCTAAGGCTCTATCTATTTCTGAGGTGTCTGGAAACATACTTGCAAAATTACCCCAATCCTCATCATCAGAAATATCATGAATGTATTGTAGCTCTACTCTGAGTTTCTTATCATCCCAGCTACTCGCTTCTGATATTGCATTATCCAATAACCTCATCTTAGCTACTCGCTTAGGGTCATCCTCATCTACTACAATACACAATACCTCCTCAACTTTCAGCTCCTTTAAAGCCTTGTATCTGGTATGCCCTGCAATGATTTCCAAATCTTTGGTAACAAGTATTGGAACATTAAATCCGTAGGTCTTAATAGATTTCTTTACCGCATCTACCCCCTCTTGAGGTATATTCCTTTCATTACCCTCATATGGTCTAATATCCTTAATCGGAATTAGCTGAGGTGTCAGTTTCTTGCTCTTGCTCATACTTTTTTCTTAAATAAATTTGATGTCTGGTTTCCCAAGCTTTTGAGTATTCCTTATCCTCAAACAACTTAGCAAATCCTGTGATAGTTTTCAGTCTCTTTATTTCTTCAGCCTCCATACCTAATTCATTAGCAATAGAAGCATCATCCATTCCTCTATGTAGCATAGAGAATACCATGTCAGACATTGATACAACACTATGTGTGCCTCTTGCTCTATTGTGTCTAACAGTGGCAGCCATACGCTCATTCATGTCTTTCTCAATCACTACAACAGGCAGCATTTTATTAGTGGTCTTCTGGATGTCCTCGTAAGTTTTCATGATTGTAGTTCTATGGAAACCATCTACAATAACATACTTACCTTTACTCTCATCCCACACTACTACAACAGGCTGAGTATAGCCATCTTGCTGTATTGATTTATGCAGTAGTGCCATCTCCTTGATTGCTACTGAATTAGGATTGTAATCATTAGCTACTACATCATCAATGTGAACCCACCTAACTCCATCTATGGGCTGGTGTTTCAATGGTGATATTTCTTTATGTAGCCATTCTCTCAATGAGCATACAAAGCCCATCTTATCATCAGACTTTTCATACTCAGTCTGGATTTGCTGTTTTAATAAGTCACTTAACTTATACTTTTTATCAGTCATACCTTATGGTTTTAAATTTAGCGAAATTAAGAAATTCCTTAACAATGTAAGGCAGAAATCATTTTTCAAATAGGTAGAAACTACTACCTGCCAGAAATGATTATCCTTTGAGCCTTTCTGGTCTTTGAATTTATTAACAGATTTCTGAAACCACTTCCATGCCTTATCTACCTCCTCTCGGTAGAATTCTCTCTTATCATCATTAACTAAATTCTCCAGCAGATATTCTGAATACTCTCGCCATGATTGAAACATGTAAGGCAATTCTTTAGGACACTCGTAAATGGCTTTCGCATTCTTGAATGTATTAGCTCCATAAATCCTATTAACTATCTTATTCCAATTATCCCTCTCCAGCTCTGCTAAGTATCCGAATGAACCTATACTATTTTCATGGAACAATGATGATACTCTCATTGCTGTAGTTGGTAATCCTATGTTATACATCAAATCATAAATCTTATTGTAGTCACATTTGGTTTCTGCAATATACTTCCAAATGTCAATATAAGACCAATCATATAATGGATAGAATACATAATGGTTTTTAGCTCCTGCGAATGGCTTACCCCAAGTTACACCTTTGTATACATCTCCAGTAGTAAGACCCTTTAACCTCTTAGGAGCTTCCTCCGCCCTCATACCTCCTATTAGTGCGAACTTCTCATATGGAAAATGCTTTACGCATATTGCATCAAATAGGTCATTAAAATAGGTATCTTCTGGTGCGTAAGTATTCTCATGAATACTATCTGGCTCTTTCGGTCTAATCCACTTATCCTTGAAATCTTCTCCCCAGCAGTATAGATAATTCTCAGTAGAGTTTGAGCTAACATTGATTTTAATTGGTATCTGAAACCAATGTAATCTTATCTCATCTTTACGCTCTTTCAGCCTATAAAAATAATCAATAGTATGCTGCAATTCTCCCTCTTGGTCTATGAACAAAACATCAACAGGTAATCTACCTCGTTCTCTTGCTTTCTCAATAGCCAACTCTAATACCACTGTGCTATCTTTACCACCAGATACCGCCACACCTACACGGTCAAAATTATCAAATATCCAATCATATCTGAGTTTAGCCTCTTCTAATACATTGGTGTCTTTGGTAATCCGTGTAACGCTTACATCTGGCTTAGTCTGTTTTATCTTTTTCTTAGCCATTTTCTAATATTTTTATTGTTTTCTCTAATCTCTTACTATTAAGCTCATTACCTAAAAATTTAAGTTTTAGTCTCTTACATGCTCTGGCTGTATTACCAAGACCACAGCATAAATCCATCACTATCTGATTTGGCTCTTTGTATAAAGACCTTATCACACATTCTGGTGTATATCCATCTTTAGTATGATACACTTCTCTCAAATCTACCTTATGAGAATTTTCAGTATGGAAAACTAATACCTGCATGGTGTAGGGTTTGCCTCCGTATAGAGTTTCAGTCATACCGCAAAAATGCAATCCACAATGTTTAGCAGCCTCTTTTACTGCATCTACCCACCTATTACCATACTCAATAACAACATAACCTTTGGTGTATTTCTTAGCGTATGTCAATAGCTTAATAAGAAAATCATTATTGTCTACCTCTCGGTTAGCACTTTCCACACCTGTCATCTTCTTATTCATTGTGTGAAACATCTTGATTGCACCTGTTCCCCATGGTGGGTCGCAATAGAAAATATCTACCTTATCTCCTGCCACCAGCTTCTCTATGTTGGCATCTATAAACAAATATGAGTGCATAACCCTATGCACTCCAATCTTATGTAATTGTCCGAACTCTTTATTCATTATTTACCAAAATTTTAATCCGTTACTTTTTAATTTTCTTAAGTAATTTTTATCATACATATCTGAAGTTCGTGTATCGGAATTAGCGTGTCCTAATAACGAACCCTCTCCTACTAAATGTTGAGACAATGATGGTAAAAAGCAGTAACCTTTGATTTTGTATTTCTGCATTATACCAACAATAAATGTATCATCATCCTTTGGGTAATCTCCTGCTGAGGGTATCTTTAATGGATTTCCACTTCTGTATTGTTTTATGTAATCCTCACTCTCTTGATACAATAGCTCCAAAAGTCTTGGCGACATAATACAGCATTGTATCCATACAGAATTAAATTCTGTAATAATATTGCCCCCCCTTATTTCAAGCTCATTTTTAAAATGCATCCTCTTAGGTGCATATAAAGAC